TTTACACCCTCAGAGATACGCAGGGTGCAGCAATCATGGCTGACGAAATGATTCACATTAGTGAGATGCGTTTGCCCGGTGAACTGCGTGGGCGTTCCCGTGTCGATCTAGTAAAAGAAACATTGGGGTTAGCCAAAGCGTTAGAAGAGTTTGCTGCACGATTCTTTGGGCAAGGCTCAACCACCACAGGCATCATTGAGTTCCCCGGCAACCTGACCCGTGAACAAGCGAAAAATCTTGTTGATGGATTTGAAGAAGGCCACAAAGGATTGCGGAAAGCACATCGACCCGGCATCCTTGCAGGTGGCGCAACCTTCACCAAAACAGGTGTTGATCCCGATGCTGCACAGATGATTGAATCACGCAGGCTCAGCATTGAAGAGATTGCAAGAGTGTTCCGTGTACCACCATCAATGTTGTCTGTAACAACACCGGGGGCAATGTCTTACGCATCTGTTGAACAGAACGGTATCCATTTCGTTACCCACACGCTCAGGCCTTACATCGTGAAGTTGGAAGATGCTTACACAAGGCTTCTCCCTGAAGGCGTGTTTCTGAAGTTCAATGTTGATGGATTGCTTCGTGGCGATAGCACAACTAGGGCTGCTACCTATTCGTCAGGTTTGCAGGCAGGTTACCTTTCAATCAATGATGTGCGTAGGTTGGAAGATTTTTCTGCTGTTGAAGGTGGAGATGTTTTTCGTGTTCCTCTAGCCAACGTGGATCTATCAGCAGCGAACCTGAACGAAACTGAAGCAAAGGTTTCTATGGCACAAAAGTTGATCCTGTCAGGCTTTGATCCTGCATCCGTTCTTTCTGCAATGGGCTTGCCACCGATAGATCACACGGGTGTTCCATCCACGCAACTGCAACCGTTGGTAACTCTTGATCCTGCCGACCCATCAAGTGCGTACAAGGTATAAACAATGACCATCACTTCAGGGAGAACCATCATAGGAACTTCATCAACTCTAATTGATGGTTTGGAAGTGAACCCTTTTCGCATACACATCCACAATGATGACAATACAACCAACGTGTTTCTTGGTGCAGAAAACGTAACCACCACAACAGGTTTAGGGTTAGTTGGCAAAGATTCTATTGAACTCATCATCAACCCTTTAGAAGCCTTGTATGCGGTTTCTTCAAAAGCAGGTCACGTTCTCTCGTGGCTAAAGCAAGGGGACTAACAATGCCTTACTACATCAAACTTGGCGCAATCGGCTGTGATGGTTGGGCAACAATAAAAGAAGATGGTGAAGTTATTGGATGCCATCAATCAAAGGCTGACGCTATAGCGCAAATGGTAGCGGTATCCCTTGCTGAGGATATGGAACCCGGTGGGGAACGTGCGCTGCCTGACAACTATCGACCTGCGTTGGCAGAAGATGTACCTGAAGGCAGAGCCTGTGGGAACTGTGTTTTCTACAATGAGGATCGACAAAACGATGAAGGCACTAAAGCATGGTGTGATAAGTGGGCTGATTTCGTAGATGGTGGCTACTACTGCAATGCATGGCAACCCTATGAAGAACAAGATGAAGAAGATTTAAGCGGTTCATACAAAGACGATGAAGAACAACGTGCCCCTGCACCACCTGAAGATCAGATTCAAGGCAGCGACACCAACAAGCCCGGTAGCGCAAAAGGTGCAGGTGGAGACATTGAACTAACTGATGCCATCAGAACCGCATTGCAAAACAAAGTGACAGAACACAACGACGCTATGAAAAAAGCGGATCGACCTTCTTGGACACGTACCACCAATGGGCAACTTGCTGCCGTGTACCGTCGTGGCGCAGGCGCATATTCCACTTCACATCGACCCGGTGTAAGTCGTGGGGCTTGGGCTATGGCAAGAGTAAATGCCTTCCTTTACCTGCTACGCACAGGTTCACCACAGAACGCTGCCTACATAACTGATAACGATTTGCTTCCACCTGATCATCCTAAAAGTACACGAAGCCTAGAAACCCGTGCAGTAGATTTGGGCGCACCTGAATACATGGTTGCTGCAGCCAAACGTGGATTGCGTCTTTATGCCGATGGTGAAGCAGGTGCAGGGCTAGAAGATGCAACGGTTCGTGATGCACGGGCTATGGCACAAGGAACAATCAGCGAAGCCAAATGGCGCAAGATCGGGCCGTGGATAGCACGACACATAGATGATCTAGATGCTGTGGATGCTGAAACACCCATCACACCGGGGTTGGTTGCTCACTTGTTGTGGGGTTCAGGCCCATCCAAATCCGATGCGTTAAGAGCGCAACGATATGCAGAAGGTGTTGTGGAAAGATTGAATGCTGAACAAGACAGAAGTATGAACAAAACGTTTCACATTTCTAAGCGTGAGGAGATTGAACAGATGAGAACGCAAACTGAGGAACCTACACAGGTTGAAACCCGACGGGTAACGGTACAAGAGTTTGAGTTACGTGCAGGCGAAGCAGGCTCAATGAGTTTCCGTGGTTACGCTGCCGTATATAACTCCCCATCGGAACCGTTGCCTTTTACAGAAACGATTGCGCCGGGTGCGTTTGATAAAACTCTTCGTGCAAGAAACAACGTGAAGATGTACTTGAACCATGATTCAACGCTTGTGTTGGCTTCAACCCGTGCCAAAACAATGAAACTCACATCTGACTCTAAAGGCTTGCTAGTGGAATCCGATTTGCCTGACACATCGTATGCACGGGATCTTGCTGTGTTGATGGAACGTGGCGATGTGGATTCAATGAGTTTTGGTTTTAGCGTTCCTAGTGGTGGTGATCGTTGGAGTCCTGACGGTATGACCCGTGAACTGAAGCAGATACGTTTGCATGAAGTGAGTGTGGTTACAGGGTTCCCTGCCTACTCTGCTACATCGGCAGCGTTGCGTTCTTTAGATATGTTGGCTGATGCCACAGGTTTAGATGCCAACAAACTTGCTGAAGCATTAACAATGTTGGAGAACGGCAAAACACTTTCAACCGACCATGCTGACCTTCTCGCAGAAACCGTGAACAAACTTCGTGCAGAACCACAACCAACAGAGGTTGCCGGGTCTCTAGCAATAAAACGCAAGCAGATTGATTTGTTACTAAATCGCATCTAGTCTTGTTCAATCGGATGTGAGGAACCTCTACCGATAATCGTGGTGTGCGGAACCGCTACCTCACAAATCCAAACCATTTAACAAACAGGAGAAACTATGTCGTACATCGACCGTCAAGTAGAACTCCGCAACCGTGCATGGGAAGAGGCTAAAGCCATTCTTGATGTTGCGGAAGCAGAGAAGCGTGATTTAAGCGCAGAAGAAGAAGTTAAATATGCTCGCATCAATGAGGATCTTGGCAAACGTGCTGAAGTCATCACAAGCCTTCGTGCAGATGAAGAGCGTGAACTTCGTTTGTCAGAAGCAACCCGTGGCATTGAAGATCAGGTTCGACCTGTTGCAGGCAAATCTGTAAGCAACGACGCAGAAACAATCCGTAGCCTTGCCCGTGGAGAGATCCGTTCAGCAACATTTGAGAAGCGTGACGTAATCACGACTTCAACAGGCGCACCTGTACCAACGTCGTTCTACGATCAGATCGTTGAACACATGGTTCTTGTAGGCCCAATGTTGCAAACATCTACAGTTATCAACACCGCAGGTGGCGAAGCATTGCAGATCCCACGCACCAACGCATACAGCACAGCAGCACTTACTGCACAATCTTCAGCATTCGCTGAATCAGATCCAACCTTCCAAGCCTTCACAACTTTGAACGCTTTCAAGTACGGTTTCTTGATTCAAGTTTCTGCTGAAATGGTTGCTGATAGTGGCGTTGATCTTTTGGGCTTCCTTGCTCGTGAAGCAGGAATTGCAATCGGCGTTGCTGTAAACACGGCACTCACCACAGGTACTGACACCACAATGCCAAACGGTATTGCGGTTGCTGCAGGTTCAGGCGTAACAGGTTCAACTGCTGTCTCAGGTGCTTTCACCGCAGACAACTTGATCGACCTTTCTTACAGCGTGAACTCAATGTACCGTCGTCAGCCCGGCACAGGTTGGATGTTGAACAACACCTCACTTGCTGCTGTACGCAAACTTAAAGACACCACCAATCAGTACCTCTTCCAACCATCGTTGCAGATGGGTCAGCCCGATATGCTTTTGGGCTTCCCAATCTTTGAAAACCCTGATGTGGTTTCTCCTGCAACTTCGGCTAAGAGCGTTCTCTTTGGTCATATGCCTTCGTACTACGTACGTCAGGCAGGCGGTATCAAGTTTGATCGTTCAGACGAATACGCATTTGCTAACGACCTCATCACCTTCCGTGCGTCAATCCGCATTGATGGCGATTTGCCACAAACGTCAGCAATCAAATACTTCGTTGGTGGGGCTTCCTAACTAACGAAAACTGATGTGGGTGTACTAGACAGCGCAGGGCTAGTACACCCACTCTTGCGCACTCCTGCCATTTAACTGCGGAAAAGGGATTATGGGTAATGCTCGTAAATATAAGAGGAACAATCGTGGAACTCCCGACACCGGAAGCACAACAACTTCTGAGGTTGGGTTACGCACAGGAACTAGAGACAGCAACAATGGAAATGGGAGACAGATTCTCTTCTACTCCAATGCGCCGTGGGCAGCAACAGGCTACGGGCAACAAGCAGCGCAACTCTCCACAAGGCTCAAAGAAGCAGGGAACAATGTTGCCATCCACGCCAACTACGGATTAGAGGGTGCAACTACCGTTTGGAACGGTTTTACGGTTTACCCTAAAGGGAACTCTGTTTATTCTGATGACGTAGTGGTAGCGCATTATTTGCATTGGGCGCACAGGGAACCTGACCTGAAACCTTTGTTGATGACTCTTTACGATGTGTGGGTATTCAAAGCAAAATCTTTTGATGCTGTAGATCAGATCGTGTCATGGGTTCCGATAGATCACACTCCTTGCCCACCTGATGTGTTGGCGTGGTGCAATCGACTCAACGTGACCCCGGTAGCGATGAGCCTGTATGGGCAGAAGATGTTGCATCAGGCAGGTGTTGATGCTTTGTATGCGCCACACGGTATTGAGTCTGTGTTCAAACCAACGCCGGGTGGCAGAAAGATTTTGGAGATCCCTGAGGATCGGTTTGTTGTGATGATGGCTGCAGCAAACAAAGGTGCAAGCCCACCACGTAAGGCCTTCGCTGAGAACATTCTTGCGTTTGGTGTTTTCTGTAAGAAGCATCCTGAAGCGTTGTTGTATTTGCATACAGAACAACATGGGGTTCATGGCATCAACCTTGTTGATCTGTTGAAAGCGTGTGGGGTTCCTGAAGCCAACTATCAGTTCGTTGATCAGTACGCCTACCAAATGGGCATTTCTCAGGAAGTGCTTGCATCGTTCTACACAATGGCAGATGTTCTTTTGGCTGTGTCGATGGGTGAGGGTTTTGGTATTCCTGTGATTGAGGCGCAAGCCTGTGGTACACGGGTGATCACTTCTGATCAGACATCGCAACCTGAACTTGTTGGGGATGGGTGGATGTGCCGTACTCAACCGTTTTGGGATCACGCACAGAAATCCTTTTTCCACACACCTTTCACGGAATCTATTTTGGAATGCCTAGAACAAGCATGGGCTGCACCCCGTACAACGTCGCAGGATGCGTTAAACCACGCAAAGCACTATCAGGCAGATGAAGTCTTTAGAACCCATTGGAAGCCCATCATGGGGCTTCTCAGTTGAGTGTGGCTTGGCTGACCCATCATCTTCCTGTTGAGGATACGGGTGGGGGGAAATGGTTACCGGGCAAGTATCGGGGTGGGGCAGAACTCTCTGATCAGGCCTACAGGGATTGCGCACCACCGTGGATAGATATTGATTTGATCCCTGCTGCTGAATGGGAACGGGCTTTGGATCATGAACGCATTGTGATCACAGGCACGGATATGCTTTCAGAGAAAGCCATGTGCGTTCTTGCGGAACGGGAACCGATGGTTTTCATACACCATGAACAAGACGAATCGGGTGGGCGTTTGCAGTTGATCAACAACGCTGCCCCATTCGTTTGTCATACCCCGGCACATTTGGAAC